GTAGAATGCAACAGGGTAGAGTTTTTGTCCCTGAAGATGCCGCCTGGACTAGCACGTTGGTGGCTGAACTTTTGCGTTTTCCTAACGGCGTGCATGATGATCAGGTTGATGCACTTGCCTGGGTGGGTTTGATGATGACAGAATATGCTACTTTTTATGAAGCGCCTGAACATATACCTTCTTGGCGAGATAGGTTAAGATATATAGCAAAAGCCGACAAGAAAAAATCGGCGATGAGTGCGTAATATGGCATATAGTAAAAAACCAAGTAAGAAAGTTAAAGACGCAGAAGAACTAATTCTGGCAAAACAACAGTGGGACTGTTATACAAGAGCCCGCGACAGTGGCCATGATGATTATGTACATATGGCTAAAAAATGCGACATGTACTATAGAGGTGACCAGTGGGATGAGTTTGACATGCAACAACTTGACGACCAGGGCAGACCCGCTTTAACCATCAACACAATTTTACCTACAATCAATGCAGTGCTCGGAGAGCAAAGCACGAAAAAAGCAGACATCCAATTTAAACCCAGGGGTGGCGGTAACCAAGATGTAGCTGACGTATTAACAAAAGTTTATCAACAAATTTCTGACAATAACAAACTAGAATGGGTAGAAGCCCAAGTATTTTCTGATGGTCTTATACAAGACAGAGGCTACTTTGATGTGCGTATTGATTTTTCTGATCACGTACAAGGCGAAGTAAAAATAGAAGCAAAAGACCCAATAGATATTCTTATTGACCCCGACGCAAAACATTATGATCCAAGAACTTGGAATGAAATATTTGAAACTAAGTGGATGAGTATAGATGAAATAGATGAGGTGTACGGACAAGCCAAAGCAGATAAGCTTAGGTTCTTGGCCGAAACTGGCACAACACTTGGTGCAGATTCTATGGAATTTGAAGAAGAAAGGTATGGCGACACAGATGAATACAATTACGGACAACAATTTCCAGGTGATCCTGAGAACGCACGTTTACTTAGGTCTATTAGAGTTGTCGAAAGACAGTATTATAAACTAAAAGAGTGTATGTTTTATGTAGACCCTGTTACTGGTGACATGCGCGAGGTCCCTTATAATTGGACTAAGAAAAAAAGAGAATCATTCGCAGATGATTTTGGGCTAGATATTATGACCAAGACCATGCGAAAGGTCCGTTGGACTGTGACAGCAGACACTGTAGTTTTGTTCGATGACTGGTCTCCTTATTCACAATTCACAATCGTGCCTTACTTTCCGTACTTTAGGCGGGGCAAACCGTTCGGCATGGTACGAAACTTATTATCACCACAAGAACAGTTAAATAAAATAACTTCTCAAGAACTGCACATAGTAAACACCACGGCAAACAGTGGTTGGATTGTAGAGTCCGGGTCTCTATCCGGTATGACAGCAGATGACTTGGAAGAGCATGGTGCAGAAACTGGCCTCGTACTAGAGTTTAACCGTGGCTCTACACCCCCAGCCAAAATAGGAGCTAACCAAATACCTACTGGCTTAGACAAGTTAGGAGCCAAAGCATCAAGAAACATAAAAGAAATTAGTGGTATTACTGATGCTATGTTAGGCCAAGATAGCCCTGAAGTTTCTGGCGTTGCGATACAACAAAAACAAAATAGAGGCTCTACTATGTTACAAGTACCTCTAACTAACTTAGCTAAAACTAGACAGTATTTAGCAGAGGCTATTTTAAAATTAGTACAAGCCTATTACACAGAAGAAAGAGTTTTACAAATTACAGATGAATCTGATCCTTATAAACCTAGAAAACCATTACGTGTTAACCAAATGACACCAGAAGGCCAAATCATAAATGATTTAACAGTTGGGGAATATGATGTAGTAGTAACTACTGCGCCTGCCAGAGACAACTTTGACGAAATGCAATTCGCTGAAGCTATTGCGTTACGCCAAGCTGGAGTGCCAATACCAAACGACATGATAGTAGAATACTCACACTTATCACGTAAAGCTGATGTGGCTGATAGAATTAGACAACAAGAAGGTACAGCTGAACCAACACCAGAACAAATAGAAATGCAGAAATTCCAAATGGAAGCACAAATCAGAAGTACGCAGCTTGAAATAGCTAAGTTAGAAGCTGAAGTTGCTAACCTACAAACGTCTGCCGCACTAAACGCAGCGAAGACCGAAGCAGTAGGAAGTGAACCGCAGTTGAAACTTGCTGATATGCAAAGTAAACTACAATCTAAACGTGAAGAGTTGGAACTACGTGAAAGGTTATCAGAACTAACTAATAACATGCGTAAGGAACAAAGCGACACCGCGGCGGCAGCTAAGATGGCTACTGAAGCAATGAAAAACTTAGACAAAACAGGAGGTACCGAATAATGGCTAAGAAAGATAATACTAATACTGAAGATAATGTAGAACTGGCTGTCATGCCAGGAGCTGACCCAGTCCCAGAAGAAGAAGCGGGAAAAGATTTCGAAGTCGATATGAATTTTGAAGATACTCAGGAGGAAGAAAAAGATGAACTCGAAACTGAAGAAGAACCATCTGAAGAGCTTGAAGAGGAAACAGAAGAGGAAGTCGCTGAAGATACAAGCGAAGACTCAGAAGATTCAGAACAAGAAAGCGTATTGGCAGAAGATGCACGAGATACACAACAACCTGAGGGAGACGTACAAGCAGGAGTTGATGAAGCAAAAGAACCTATGATACCTAAATCTAGGTTTGATGAAGTTTTACAAAAACAAAAAGCTTTACAAAAACAACTTGACGACGCTTTAGCACCTAAAATAGAAGATGTAAAAGAAGCTCCAAACTTTGACTTTGACGCTAAAGAAGTAGAGTATCAAACTCTTTTAATGGAAGGTGAATCTGAAAAAGCTACACAGTTGAGAAAAGACATTAGAGAAGCTGAGAAACAACAAATGATGTTTGAGATGCAAGCTAAGATGGGACAGACTGTTACGCAAAACCAAGAACAAGTAGACTTACAAACAAAAGCTACACAACTTGAATCTATTTACCCAGAGCTTAACCAAGCTAACCCAAACTTTAATCAAGATAAAACTAATTCAGTGTTAGAGCTAAGAGATGCTTTTATGATCCAAGGGTACACTGGGTCAGATGCACTACAGAAATCTGTAGATTTAATAATGGGTAATGCGCCACAAGGAGTAGACCCAGTGCAGAAAGAAATAGTGCAAAAAAAGAAGATAGCAAATACTAAAAAGAAAATAGAGGCAGCTGAAAAACAGCCACCAACTATGAAAGGTAAAAACAAAGTGGACAAAAAAGTAGATGTAAATAGTATGTCCGTAGATGATTTTGATGCATTACCCGCTGAAACTTTACGAAGAATGCGTGGAGATTTCGGATAAACTGTGGTATAAATTAAATAAGTTCGCACGCAAGAGCGATATCTTGCCAGGGTCGGTCCTGTAAAAAATCGTTTCTCGCCAACCACAAGGCGTAAAACTGGTCGGGTTCGTAACCTGTTAAAAAAACGAAACCGTCACCCCAACGAAAAAGGGTACACGGATAAAAGTCGCTCCAATAAGTCGACTGGTTAATAATTTTTAATTAATGGAGACATTATCATGGCAAATACAAACTTTGCTGCGTTGACCAGTGAACAATTAACCATCTGGTCTCGTGATTTTTGGCGTGTCGCTAGAAACATGTCTTTCGTTAACCAATTCGCGGGTGCGGGTTCAAACGCAATGGTTCAGAGAATTTCTGAACTTACCCAATCTGAAAAGGGAGCTAGAGCAGTATTAACTCTTTTAGCTGACATGACAGGTGACGGTATCGTTGGAGACAACACCCTAGAAGGTAACGAAGAGGCATTAAGAGCTTTTGACATCGTCGTAACAATTGACCAACTAAGATTTGCGAACAGACTGTCTGGTAGACTGGCTGATCAAAAATCAGTTGTGAACTTTAGGGAACATTCAAGAGATGCACTTGCATATGCAATGGCTGACAGAATGGACCAATTAGCATTCCTTACTATGAGTGGTATAGGGTATAACCTTAAGAACAATGGTGCGTTAAGACCATCAATGAACTCAGGGCAAAACCTAAACGACTTAGAGTTTTCAAGTGCTGTAAGTGCGCCAACCTCTAATAGACATAAGAGAGTGGATGCAACTAGTGGTCTTGTAGCTGGTGATGTTACTGCTTTAGAAGCAGCTGACAAACTTAGCTATAAAACTATCGTTGATCTAAAAGCATATGCTAAAGATCAATACATCAGAGGCCTAAGAGGCGCAGGTAACGATGAGACATTCCATCTTTTCGTAACTCCGCAAGTTATGGCTGACCTTAAACTTGACTCAGATTTCCTTGCTAACGTAAGGCAAGCTGGTGTTAGAGGACCGCAATCAAGCTTGTTCTCTGGCTCATCAAGTCTAATGGTTGATGGCATTATGATCCACGAGTTTAGACACGTGTTTAATACAAGTGGTGCTACATCTGGTACATCATCAAATGCAGGAGCTGCTGGTTATAAAGGCGGTGCAAATGCGGATGTAAACTATTCAAGATGTATATTTGCAGGTGCGCAAGCATTAGCTATGGCTGATATTGGTATCCCTGAAATAGTTGAAGACACATTCGACTATGGAAACCAAAATGGTATTTCAATTGGTAAAATATTTGGACTCAAGAAGCCTAAGTATCATTCAGACGTAACAGGTCAGGATGAAGACTTTGGTGTTATTGCGTTAGATGTTGCATACTAATTGTGGTATATTTTATGGGTGGTCACTAATGGCCACCCATATTTAAGGAGTAAAATTATGTGGATAATATCAGAAGAAGATAAATCAGTAGCTTCAACTTGGGGCGCAGTTATACATTTAAAAGCTGGAGAACCAAGACAAGTTGGACATGACTTAGGATTGTTATGTTTACAAGCGGGCTGTACAGAAGTTAAAGAAGCTAAAGCAGCTAAAAAAGTTGTTGAAGAAGTCGTTGAAGAAGTGATAGTAGAGGATGTTGTTGAAGTAGACTATGATGCTATGACTAAAGTACAACTTGAGGAACACGGACGTACTTTAGGTATTGAACTTGACAGACGCAAAAAGAAATCAGATTTAATAGAGGAATTAAAAGCAGCGGAGTAATATTATGGCAGGGACACTGACAGGAGCTAATTTATTAGCACGAATAAAAGATATCTTACAAGACAACACAAGCGTTAGATGGCCAGAAGCAGAATTGCTAAGGTTCGTAAACGATGCGCAAAGAGAAATTGTTAACTACAGACCGGAGTCTTCGGCGACTACTTCTAATGTGCAATTAGTCACGGGTACAAAACAAACACTGCCAAGTGGGGGTTTACGGTTAATTAAAGTAACTAGAAACATGTCTGATGCTTCTGGTGGTGCTACAGGTAAAAGAGCAGTTAGGATTGTAAATGTAGATATCCTTAATACTCAAGAGCCAGATTGGAATGATCCAACTGTAGCTGGAGATGCAGCTCATGGAACGGTAGTTAAACACTATATATTTGATGAAGATGACCCAAGAAACTTTTACGTGTATCCAGGCGTAGCCGGAAATGCGTACGTAGAAATTGTGTTTTCTAATTCACCAACTGACTTGGCAAATACTTCAGCTACTATTTCTGTAGATGATATATATGCAAATGCTATTGTGGATTATGTGTTATTTAGAGCTTACCAAAAAGATTCTGAGTATGCAGGTAACGCACAGCGTGCTGGAACGCACTATCAGTTATTCTTAAATTGCATTGGACAGGGTTCGCAGGCGCAAGAACTAGTTAGCCCAAACAACGATAGAACTGCAAATATAGGTGCTGCAGCCCCAACCATACCTGTACCGCCGCAAGCACAAGGTAGATAACTATGGCAGCGTATTCTTCTTTAGTAAAAGAAGTTTTACCATACGTGCCTATGTGCCCCGACAGTCTTGTCGAGCAAAACATACGATCTGCTACTATTGAGTTTTGTGAAAGATCAAAAGCTTATGTATTAGATATGGACCCATTTACCACCATTTCTGGTGTGTATGAGTACGATTTTGAAATACCAACCGGCACGGAAGTCCATCAAGTTTTATATATGACAGAAGATGGGAACGATATGGACCCTATCAGCCCACGTAGCCTAGAGTTAAATTACCCAGACTGGAGAGATAGAACTGGCAATCCTCATGTGTATTTGCAAAAAACACCAACTACTTTTTGGATAGTGCCTGTGCCCAGTGGGGCAAGACAAGTTATTGCTAGTGTGGCATTAAAACCTAGTAGGACTTCAAATAATATAGACACTACAATCTCTAACCAATACAGAGATGCAATTATATATGGCGCTTTATATAGATTATTACGTATGCCAAGCAGAGAATGGACAGACGTAGCAGCAGCTAGAGAATATTTAGCACAGTTTAATAATGAAATTACCCAAGCAGAACTAAAAGCAAGAGGCGGAGACCTTGGAGTAAAGAGAGCAGTTAAGTACAAAGGAATAGGAAGGCCAAGGAGGCGCTATGGAAGATATGGAAAGGAGATTGACTACTAATGACTTTGTTGAGCCCGTGCTTACCGACATACGTTCCACGTGGAACAAAGTAAGACCAGGCATAGAAAAGATATTAGAAGACAACCCGCAGTTAACTTTCATTCCTGAAGACGTATACAGTGATTGTGTAAATGAAAATGCGTTTTTGTTTACCTCACCAGCCGGGTTTTTAATATTTACCCTGCAGTTAGATAGGTATACAAAAGACAAGACATTGTATATGTGGATAGCGTATACTTATGAAATAGGCGGGCATCAGTGGATAGCCCATGAAAAATGGATAGAAAGAGTGGCTAAAAGTTTTAATTGCAAGTACATAGAAGCGCAGTCTAACGTTCCTGGGTTTGAATCGTACGCAACTAAGAACGGATGGAATTTAGACACACGAATTTACAGGAGAGAAGTTGAGTAAACCAAAAGCACCTGATTATAAGGCCAGTGAAGTAGAAAAAACTAATGCTGCTATAGCCATGCAGGATAAACAATTTTATAGGGAAAACTACTTACCTAAACTAAAAGAATTTACAGAGCAAAGCTTCAGGGATGAAGGCGCTCTAATTAATGTAGCTGAAGGTAGAGCACAAGCTGATACTTACCAAACACTTACTGGCAACCCAAATAGACGGGCAATGATGTCAGTAGATGCACAAGCTGATTTAACATCTGCTGCAGCTGCACAACAACTACAAGGCACAGCCCAGGGTTTGACTGCTGCAAGGTCTGATCAAGTATCAGGTATAAAAATGGCTAACCAAATGGCGTCTACTACTGCAAGTGGATTATCTCAAGCTTCTAGGATTGCTACTACGGACACGTTAAACAAAGCAGCTGCTAAACAAACACGAACACAAGGGTTAATCAGTGCGGGTACTATTTTAGCTAAACAGGGTGGGGAAAACGTAAGACAATATCGTGCTGCTAAAATAGCTAATTTAGATGCAACAGCTAAAGGGGTAGACGATAAGGACCTCTTAAAAGTAAGAGACAGCGCAGCTGGCGCATTCTTTGGAGGGCCATTTACAGGATGATAGGTTTAGATTATGGGGTAAAAATAGCGCGGGATTACGCACAAGAGGCTACAAATAACGCTAGTTCTGCTGACCCCGATAAAACTTATGCAAGTATTCTTAGGCAAGATTACAACGATTACATAGGTAATTTTAGAGAATTTGAGAAAAAACTATTAAACATGACAAATGACACTAGCCTTATAGATAGGTCTAGAGAGAATGCGGCTACCCAAGCACAAATAGCTGAGGGTGTACAACAAAGAAACTTAGAAAGATATGGTGGCGCTGGTTTATCTGCTGCGCAACTACAAGAACAACAAAGAGCATCGCAACGTGGTAGCCAGTTAGCTACGGCAAACACAGTTAACAATGCAAGAGTCAGACAAAGAGAAGTTAACCAAGCCTTAATGCAAGAACTTATAGGTATTGGACAAGGCGTAAATACTAGAGCTTTAGAAGGACTAGGCACAGCTGCCCAAGGAGCAGTGCAAAGAAGAGGGGCGTATAAACAAGCTAAAGCTAATTATTCGTCTTCAATGATGGGTATGGGAGCGTCAATACTAGCGGCGTTTATGGTGTAGTATGTCTTACAGCTTATCAGATTTAAACCGAGCTAATACTCTAATAGATGCCAATATAGAAAGGTCTCAGGATGCCAGGGTTCTTAACTTTGAAAAAATAGCACAATACATTGATGGTAATGTGGGGGACGCAGCTGACGAAAAATTCCTTAATATAGACGAAAGTAACTTTACAGAAATGACCGGTATAGTTATGGGTGACAACGGCAATATTGATATGGAAGCAAGTCAAGGTTTGGTAAAAAACGAAGATGGTACTTATGGCATAAAGAACAATGAGTTAGTAATGGAGATGTTAGGCTCTAGTGCTATCTTTAGTAATTATGAAGAAGCAGGTGAAGGTAGACGAGAAAAAAAGGAAAGAAAAAGAGCTAAACCAGAAAAATTTGTAATTGACTCAAGTGGAAACCTAAGCCTTGTTATGAGGCGCGAAGATGGTATTTTAGCCCCACTCACTAAATTTAGAACTTCTGACCCTCTAGACCCAGTAAGTTTTGCTAATGGGGAAGGATTACGAACAGCGCTGAATGGAGTTATAAATATAAACAAACAACGATTAGGAGCTGATCAAAGAGGGCTTGGTTCAATAGCTTCTGCAGTCATAGGTAAAGAAAATTTGGCAGAATGGTTAGCAATGAACTCTACAGGGGATGCAAAAACAGATGCGGGTCAGCTAGAATCTGTGGCAGAGAATGGCGGAGACTTAGCACAGGTTACAGCTTTATTCCAAGAATTATCTGGTTACATGACTGCTGCAGGAGATGCGCAACAAGCAGATGCTAAACAAAAGAAACCGGAAGACGAAGACCCTTATAAAATTAATGACACTTTAGATATTGACTCCCCATTTGATATTAAAGACAAAGATGCTGAGATATCAGAAGACCAAAGAACAACTGCTATAGACAAAATTAGTAACCCACAAGGCGATATAAATGAGTTTCTTGGTTTTGGTTGGAACATGGATTCCTGGAAGGACAGAAACCCACAGTTAAATAACTTAGAACTAGCTTTTCCTGATTATGTAGAAGGAAACACAGAGCACCCATTTGGCCTATCAAGTGAGCAATGGAATAGTTACACACAAAATGAAAGAGACTTAATTAATTCAAGGTCAAAAGAAGTCGCCGGCAGAACTGTAGAAGATGCTATGTCTAGCTTAGATCAATTTTTTGATGGGTATCAAAAAAGAGTACCCGACGACAGCGGCTTTGGTCAATCAACTTATGGGTACGGTTCAAACTATAGCTCTTCCGGTACATCCCTTCGTAGCATGGGTAATGCTGCACCTCTATCAGGCGGCTACTCATCAGTTAGAGTTCCAGGCCTAAGAGACAAATTATCAGATCAAAATTTAAGCGAAGCCCAAGTTGAACAATCTGAAAAACTTATGCAGTATTACGATACAGAAGGCAAAGGTGTAATACAAAAATCTCTTAGATCACCTGCGCATGTACGTGCTTTGAAAGAAAACCCACTTAAATATATACAGAGAGTACAGTTAGGTCTTGACCCAATCGGACAAGGACCAAGAGACCAGGGCAAAGACACCACCGTCGAAGTTGCGGCTACAGGTAATACCCTTCAGTTTCCAGACTACGATTCTGATCCAGAGGAACTAAAACAATTTATTGATACAAACTATGACGAAATACTTAGAATGGCGCGAGACGGTAATGTTTTAAGTAAAGTTCAAGCTCTACTAAATGACCCTTTATTAAGAATCGAAGACCCTGTAGATTTAGTACGTGTTGATAGGTATGACCCAAAACACGATATAAACGCTTATGAACTTGCTTCAGCTATGGCTTTTGCTGAAGGTGGGGGTGCTGGCAAAGACGGATTTTATGAAGCTGTAGATAAAAATTTAAATTTTATATTGCGAGGTGGCAGAGATATAACTGCACTGCAACAAAATACTTTTAACAGAAGCGCACAAGAAGCAGAACAACGTATAAAAGCAACCATACTTAACAACCGAGAAGTAAATAGACAAAAAGCACAAACAGATTTTACAAGTTTTAATGACAGCCTAGGAAAAGAAATAATAGAATTAAGTAAATTGCTTTATGCGCGAAATACAGACGGCAATATAGATATGAAAAATGTAAACTTTGCAGCTAACCCAGAAGCTGCAGTCAGGTCTCAAACCATTTTTAATACGTACATGAATGCACCTGAGCAATATAGAAATAGCCCAGAAGTTTTAGGACAAATGCAAATATTATATGGCATGCATTTGCATCAATTAGCCTTAAGTCAAGGAATTGATGATAGAAACTTCCTGCAAAGAGTACTTGGTCTTAGTGATCCAGGAGGAAACTTCCAAGAGGGTGTTGCTCCATTAGGTGGTTTTAAAATAAGATTAGAACCAACTGGTAGAAGAGACCCTGAAACTGGAAGGTTTATTTTAGGACCAGACGGCAAACCAGAACAACAAATAGCAGAAGGTTTCTTTACAGACTCTACTGGACAAATTGAAGGTAAAGTTATATCCGGTAGAGATTTAACAGATGCTTTTGGTGGTGATACTAGAGCGTTTGTATTATTACAGTTGTTTGCTAGTGAAAGATAATGGCAGTAGATTCAAGACTTATAGGAAGGTTAAAAACTGAAACCGGCGGCCAAGTAGACCCAGAATTAGTCCAAGCCAACATGGACCCTATGGCTGCGTATGGTCCTGCTTACATAGATAAAAAAGAAACCATGGGCGAAAATTTTCGTGCCGGGGTAGAGTCTGGGGCTTATAACCTACAAGCCCAAAATAGAAACTTTCGTGCAGCTATAGCTACTCTTCGTGGAGATGATACCCGAGCAGCACAGTTGCTAGGAGATGCTGACGAGTTTGAAAAAAGGTCAAGCATTGCCATGGCTGGCGCAGATAGTTTTGAAGATGCTCTAATGACCAACCCTTCGGCCAGGGGGTTTTTTAACCAGATAGCTTCTGCTACAGGTCAATTTATACCATCCCTTGCTGCAAGTTTAGCGGAAGCTGTAGTAGTAGGTGGTGTTGTAGCGGGAGGGACTATTCTTTCTGGTGGTACTGCTACGGGACCTATGGTAGCTGGATATGGAGCGGCACGTTTTGGAGTTGGGCAAAGTGCAAAAGCAGGCGTTAAAAAAGTACTAAAAGACCGAACCTTTGATCGTTTAAGACGTAGAAGACCAAACATGACCCCGCAACAAATAGAAAATCTATTTAAGAAAGCGTATGTAAACGCTAACTTAGCCAAGCAGGGCGCTAAACCAAGATACATACTTGACGGAGATGATTTAGCTGATTTAGAAGATATATACGCCGGTTTACGTGGCAGTTTAATAAATAGAAACTTTGCCAGAGGTGCTGTGTTAGGTGCATATTCACAAGAACAGAGAGTAGGAACTGGTATAGCTTTTGGGGATTACGCAGAATATGACACAGCTAGCACTGCTAACGCTCTACGTTCTTTAGCACAGGGGCAAGTATTCGGTACTATAGGTTTAGCTGCAGAGGCAACAGTTGCAGGGTCGCTACTTAAAAACTTAAGACGTAGACCTAAAATTGTAACTAGCCAGTCAGACGCGTTTAGAATGAAGACTATAAACAAATCTTCTTTCTTTAAAGATGTTGGGACAGCTACTTTCGTTACTTCTCTATCTGAAGGTATAGCAGAAGGATTACAAGAAGAATTGTCCGTGCAACAAAGAATGCAAATAGATGAAGATTACACGGCAGCACAGGCAAAAGTTGACAGACTAGGAGCTTTGTTTGCTGGTTTCTTTGGTGGTGTAGGCGTAGGTGCAGGGTTAGGTGCAGGTTCTGGTGTTATAAATAAAACTAGATCATTACTAAATGAAGGCCTTACTTTTGACGCTTTACAAAAAAACTTTAAAACAAGATTAGGTAATAGAGCCAGAGGCAATGTTATGCCAGAAAGAACAAAAGCTCTTATTGCACAGTTTGGTTTTATGAAAGATGTACGTAGTAACAAAGATAGCTCATATGTAGATTTAGATAGCAGAGACAATTACGGAGAAGCACAACCTGAGATAGAAACAATATACCAAGATGGTACCAGAGTATATCAAGTAGCTACCCCAAATGGAGCTTACTTTACTATTAATCAATCAAAAGCTGCAATTTTTCAAAATCTAGTAAGCGCAGACCCATTCAATACAACTCTACAAGAAAAGTGGTTGGCAGATGAAGGACTTGGGTACAGTAGAACACGAGGTACCGGGGATAATGCTGTTGTAGGTATTTTTGATAGTGTTTCAAATGAATTTGTTCATTATCAAACTTTTAAAGATGAACTTACAGATGACTACGAAGCTGCGGAAGCTAAGATGAAAGAGATAGCAGGAGATGTGCCCATAGGCCCAGACCAAAGGTATAACATTATTACTCAAACTTTATCAGAACACGCAGAGTTTAGAATGAAAGGAGTAGATAATTCTACTGTTACTGGTGTTGACCCTAAAACAGGTAAACTTATAAAAGAAGCTTTTTATGGTGAAGATGAACAACTTACACCCAGCGAAGAAGCAGAAGAATTTGGTACAACAGACCCGGACCCTATATCACAAAGAGAAATAAGACAGGGATTAGCTAAGATAGGAGACGAAGATGTACAAGCGTCTATAAACGAATATATACAAGGTAAAGATGTAAATGACTTAAATCTACCTGGAGTTACTTTAGATGACCTACAGTTCTATGTAAGAAAATCAAAAGAACTACAAAAGAACATAGTTGCTCCAGAAAAACCAGCAAAAACAGTAGGCGAACTTAAAAAAACTACAGACGCAGAGGTAGAAGTATCTTCTTTTAAAGACATAGATAAACTTTCAGATTTAAAGTTAGACCAAAAAGTTACACAAGACCCTAAGAAAAGAGTAAAAACTGCTATGGGCGCTACTTTTAGTCCGCAAGAAAAACAAAGATACAACCAAATTTTTGGTTATCTACGAGATAGAAAAAATGCAGCAGATATACAATCTTTACCTATGGAAGAAAGAGCTTTCTTTGAAAGATTAAATGAAGCTGCAACTGCTGGTACAAGGACTGTTACAAATCAAAAAGGTAAAAAAACAGTAGAAACAAAAGGCGCACCACAATTTGTTTTAGCGCAAGAAGTAGGGGACATACTAACTGATATTTCAAATCTTACTACTGAAGTGTTATCTAGTAGAAGAATGGAAGGCAACCCAGACTCTATAACAAGCAGCATGAATTTATTAAATAGAGAACTAGGAACATTACCACAGGACCAAGCTGCAGTAGATATGATACCTAACATAGGTGTACGAGGCAGAACTAAAAGTACTAATTTAACTAAACCATTCCGCGAAGATTACGGCGTAGGTATAGAAGGGGATAAAGCATTTAAACTTGATATGAAAGACTACCGAGAAGAGTCTAGGACAACTACAAAAGCGGTAGAAAATTTTGCAACTGGTGCTATGACTGTTGGGGGGATAGGAACTATAGAAAATCCTTTTGTTGATGTAAATAGATACGTACAAAAACCAGTAAAACCAGTAAAACCCAGTGAAAGAAAACTTAAATCTTTTTCTAAAGCAGAAGCTAAAAAGAAGATGGAAAATTATGAACAAGAGCTAAAAAAATACGAAGGCTATGTTACTGAAGATGGTAAAAAAAGAATACCTGGCACATTGGAAAAACACAAAGAAAGCATAGGTTTTAGGATTGGTGCCCCAGTAAACGTATTTAATCAAGAAACAAAAAAGAAAGAATCTGTACTAGATAAAAAAGCAACGGAAGGAAGTTTAGTTGCTTTAAGAGAACTAATACCTTTTTATAACAGGCCTGAGTTTGACAGAATAAAAGATGAACTTAGTCAGCGTGCAGTTGAAGCTTATAATATTCGTTACAGAGAACTATTGTTATCCCAGGGCAAAGTTACAAAAAAAGATGGCCAGGAACAAGAAGTAGACCCAGGTTTTTTTAATCTACGTTTTATAAGAACCGCTGAACTACCTGCTTTTAGGGCCGCAAGTTTAAACGAACAAATATATGAGTCGAAAGACATAACAGAAGTGCAAAGTTTAGACGATGTATATGCAGGCAAACCTTTTAACCCATCGCACGTGATAGTAATGACTATGCCGGAGCCAAAGGAGTTTAGAGACCTTACTAGGTTAAATATAAAAGCACAACAACCAGCTAGGTTCGAACTTAAAAAACGACTAAAAGACTCGCAAGCAAGAGCCAAGAAACAAAATAAAAAATATCTTTACTTTAAAGCTAGAGATTTGCAATTTACTCAAGCTAACTCTACTGGAGCAGCTACGGATATTACAGTTTTGATAGAGGGTATGGCGACTTTGACTAGATACACTGAAGATAGAGTACAAGCAGAGTTAGAAAGTGAAGGGCCTAGAAGGGTCGCATCCTTTTTAGATTTAGTAACTACTTTTAAAGACCAGGGCTTTGAGCTTAGGTATTATCCAGAAGGAGTTGCGTCAGAACAAAATATTATATTAACTGATTTAGACAGCCCAGCTATACAAAAATCAAAAGAATTGTTTTTACAAAACTTTGAAGAATTTAGTAAAAAAGATAAACAAGGCAGAACACTAACAAGACCAAGAGCGGAACCACTAACACCAAGAGAGGGTAAAAGGCAGGCTACGGTAGCAGAATCTAAATTAGCAGGCCAACAATACCTACAAGCAGTAATGATTTTTGAAGACCTTATAACAGGCAACGATGGAAACAGAGGGGCAGGTATATTTAGAACTTCAAAGAAAACCTCAGCAAAACAACTAAGAGATATGTTTGGTACCACAAGTGAGGCAAGTAAGTTTTATGAGTATGATAAATTAGCACCAGCTAGAGTTAACTTTAGAGATATGGTAAGTCCTATTGAATCTAGTGAAGGTCCTGGTACTAAAGAAAATCCAAACTATGTAAACTTACCCTCAGCACAACAACAAATAGAAGAACAACTTGAAATAATTTTTGGATTTACAAACAAAAGTAGTTTTGCTGAAATGACTTTTGAAGAGCTAGAAACACTTAGAGATGATTTACTAGACCTTATGCCTACAAACACTGTTCCAAATCCTTTCGAAGCTCCAGGCATACTACGTTTAAAGAAACCGGATGCTAGACAAAAAGAATATCAAAGCAAAGATAAAAAACTTTCAGGTACAAATAATCAGTTGTATCAACAACACTTAGCAGAATTTAATGAAACCAAAGACCAGTTTTATATGCTCCAAATAGAACAACAAGTAAAGAGAAAAGACGCTATTACACAACAGATGATAAATGAGGGCACTATAAGTAGAGAAGAAGCTATAGGGCAACCAAAAATAGAAAACTTACAGACTGACTTTGTAGGTAGAAGCCCTTTCCAAGTACCGCAAGGTAGTAAAGCAACATCTAACTCTATTTACAACAGACTACAAAGGAGACTTGAACAAGAAGCAAGAGAAGACATAAGTGCAGTAGAAGACATACAAGAGATGCAAAAAATCTTAACTACTAACAAAGCAATTATAGAAATACTAGCTCCTTTACAAGGTATTTTAGAAGTTTATGACAGTGTTAGAGCGTTAGATACTAAAGAAACTAGTGGAGGGTATCAATCTATAACACAGGAAGATGTAACGTTAGGTTCTATTCTTAACGACTTACAAGCTATGCAAGATGCAAAACCTAGTAACTGGATAGAAGATACTGGTTTATATAACATGGAATCTGATGCAGAAGGATTAGGGCTAGGTAATCCAAGGTATGCCTCTGACAAATTTCCAGAAGAACTATTTCCAAAAATACAAGAAGAACAGGGTAAAGAAAATATAGGTGTAGCTGATACAGTTACTGAGTTTATTAGACAAGAGGGTAAAAAACCTACATATAGGCTAATGCCTAAATTTAATAAAGAAACAATAAACAAACTAACAGAAAGTTTTGAGAAACGAGACAAAATAATAGCCCAAAAGAGAATGTTACCAATTGAAGGGCCACAGTTTCAAAGAGACAAAGGACCTATAAATGTTTTTTGGAGCACAGACGACAATAAAAACTTTAGTAATTTGGCTCCTAGGCCTTTTACTAGTAAAGATGGTAACCAATATTTAAGTGTAGAACATGCTTTTCAGGTTAACAAAAATGGCGAGTTTAACAAAACCGTAGATGCACAATATAAGAAACTTGGCGACAAACAAGGACAAAAACTTCAAGGACCTAAACCAACTAAAACTACACAAGCGCAAAGATCAAAGTTACTTAAACAAGCAATGTTAGAGTCATTTGCTCAAAACCAAGAAGCAAAAGATAGCCTTTTAGCTACAGGAAATAGAGTCTTTACTCATAAAGAAGGTGGTGCATACAAAACAATATTTCCTCAGTTGCTCATGCAAGTAAGAACCGAACTGCGTGGAGGGGCTTATAGAACTGCTTCCGATACTATAAGCCAAATAAAAGCAATGCAACCCGAAGTAAGAATAACGGGTTCTGTTGCTAAAGTTAAACAAGCAGAAACAAAAGGAGAAGGAATTAGCGTACTTAAAAAAGCAGGTAATCAACACTATGGCAATCCGTTTTCGCACTTGCCAAAAAAAGATGAAATAAAAGTAGCCAATTTAAAAGACGCAATAGATAGGTATAAAGGGTGGTTGTTTGGTAAATCTGATACAAACGTACAACAAGGAAGACGTAGTTGGATTCTTAAACAAATAGATGAAGGTGTATTAGACGGACAAACTCTTTTATATCATGCAGCTATGACCCCTAACCATGCTGTAGCCTTGCGTGATTTTGTAAATTATCGTCGTGCAGGAGGGGAAACAGCTACAGCACAACAGACACGAACACAACCAACACCCGTGCAACAAACAGCACCTGTCCAACAAACAACACCCGCACAGCCCGCAGTAGATCAAAGTGTGGGAGAGGCTATAGATATATCAGGCCTAGTAAATGCACCCCAAGGTGCAGCAATAACAGAAGGAGCACCCGACCAACAGGCAATAGCACCTGGACCAGTGACTACACCGCCAAAACCTACTACACCGCCAACACAACCGCCAGCAGCCCCAACCCCAGTAAAGGCAGCGCCTAAACCTAACTATAAAAGGTTGGTATATAAAACACAGATAGTAAACAATATGATAGCTGCGGCTAGACGATTAGGTTTAGAAACTAATTTATATATTATGGCTGCAGAAAGAGGTACACCCAATAGTGCCATAGATCATGCGGCTTTAAATATAGACAAAACACAGTTTGAACAAAGAAGAGATGAGTTGTTAGCTGATACAACAAAAGCCGCTAAGACTATTAAGTACCAGCATAGAGATGTCATTCTAATAAAAAGCACACCTGAATATATTCTAGATGAAGGGCGTTTCTATGCTGCGTTTGCAAAAGAATTAGGTAATTCTTTTGTTTGGCAAGAACTAGAAAAAAGCCTAAAGAACCCTATCCAAAGAAAACAATTAGATAGTGCATTCCAAAAAGCTAAAGCAGAAAAAGATGCACCTGCTGTGTATAGAACTAAAGATGGTTTTAACCACTGGTTTGCAGACCAAATGGCTATGCAAATTAGAGGAGAAATGGGGATGGACGTAGAAGGCACTAAGTATGCAGCTATGCCCGTTCCTACAAAAGCCTGGTTTAAAAGACTAGTAAAAAATCAAAGAGGCTACTTTAAGACATTAAACACTACAAACAGAAAAAGATTTAATGTAAATGAAACGTTTGATGAATATATGCAAGACTTAGGAGAAATAGTTAGAAACCCTGCGGCTGCTCATACACCTTGGGATGTAAAAGCTGAAATAGAAGAAATGACAGATGCAGTTATGGGCCCACAAAGTGCGTCATCAAAACAAATACTAAAACTAGTAAAACAACTGCAAAAAATGCTAAGAAGTAGAAACATGCCGGGCTGGATGCAGAAGGTATTCTTAACGGCTGACACTAGAATGAGAAACTATGACAGCCATCCTACCGCTGGTAAAGAACTAGCAGATTTCTTTAACCAAGACCCAAGATCAGAGTCAGCTTCTGGCGCAGCTGGATTGTTTACATTAAAGAACGCACTTGCACAAAGAATGCAAACAGATGCAGCACGAATAGTAGGTGCTAAAGACGGGTACTTTTATTCTCATTTAACAGAAGAACAAAACGCTGTGGCAAAGGAAGCAGCTAATGATCAAGTAAATACAAGTGATTTGTCTCCTAAAGCAAGAAAACTTAGGGAGTATCTTAATACTATGTACACTGAACATAACTTAGCAGAGTATGGAGTTAGGTTTAGAAAAAACTTCTTCCCTATTTATATAGATGTTTACAATCTAGTAGCAGACAAAGATAAACAACAAAAACTAATTGGTAGGATGTATGAGAAAAATAAAGTTCTTAAAAAGAAAGATGGCACACTTGTTTACCCTGGTTTACAAATAGGAACTATTGCAGAGAAGGTACATGGATTAGTTGCTAAAGGCGAAGGCATGATTGAGTATGAAGCTGGAACAGAACTTGACATAGGAGTAATGCAAGCTAGAAAGAAATACTTTGATGTCTTAACTAATCAAGATTATATGGACCTTGGAGTTACAGCCCACCCTATGATTGCACTAAAACATTATTTTGATAAAGCTGCAATGAAAATAGTATTTAAACAAAAAGGTGGTACACCAGCACTGACAAAAATACTTAATAAATTAAGTGAAGCTGAACGAGAAGATGCTAAAAAGATTATTGCTTCTATGTTTGGCAAGATACCACCCATACAAAACGGTTATCTACGAATGGCAAACAACGCTGCATTGTTACTTAACATAGTTACTTTACTTGGATTTACTGTAATAGCTTCTTTACAAGACACAGCTGGACCTATATTACGAAGTAGGGGCACAGCTAAATTTAGTGAAATAACTGCTACTTTAAAAAACATGTTTAAAAACCCTACTGAAGCTGCTGATTTTGCTAGGGAAATAGGAGTTATAGGAACTGATGCTATGTCTAGTTTCTTTATATATGCAGGTGAAGTTAATTTTATGAATGACACTAGTAGAAACATTGCTGACTGGTGGTTTAGAATTACTGGATTAGAAGCATATACTAGGTTTACTAGGATTTTTGCTGCTGGTATGGGTACACAATTTTTAGTTAACCATGCAAAAAAAGCAAAGGCTGGAGATACTACTTCACAATCCTACCTAAGAGAGTTAAATGTAACAGCAGACCAAGTGTTAGCTTGGGAAAAAGGTAAAGCTAAAAAAGCAGATAGAGAAAAAGTAAACCAAGCTTTAGCTCAGTTTGTAGATGAGTCTATTGTTAGACCAAATCCAGCACAAAGACCTACATACGCTAATGATCCTAGATGGGCTGTTGTGTGGCAGTTAAAATCTTTCTTCTATGCATATGGTAAAACTATAGTTTTCCCAACTCTAAAAGAAGCTCACCGTACTGCAAAAACTTCTGGTTTAGGTGCCGGTATGATACCTTTAGCGCTTATGGCAAGCATGTTAATTCCTATAACCATGATAGGTTGGGAACTTAGAGAGTTCTTTAAGTATGGACTTGCAGTAGCGTTACCAGGCATATCGCCAGACGATCCGGGGGTAAATTACTATAAAACAAATGAAATGACTTGGGGTCAATATTGGACAGAAGTTATAGACAGAAGCGGCATGCTAGGGCCATTTACTTTAGCTATGCCTCTTTTATCAGAACACCATAGGTATGGTAAACCAATGATTATTCCGCCTTTAGGGCCAACAGCAGAAAGATTGTATGATGGTGTTATGGGTGATATGAATGCGGTTGATTTCATACCTGTATACAGCCAACTCGACACTAGGGCATTAGGAAGGTAAAATTAACTATGGCATATTCAGATACAATAAAATTCGTAGTAGGGGACACATTACCTTCTCTAGAGTTTACTCTAAAGGATAGTAACACTGCCGCAAGCGGAAAAACATTAGACACAGAAAACTCAGATACTTGGGCTGCCATAGATTTAACTGGTGGTTCTGTAAAGTTAAGAATACGAGAAGTTGGAAAAACAACACTAACAAAAACTATAACTGCTACGATATCAGATGCTTCAAACGGTAAAATAGCTTGTGCTATACCATCCGGTACTTGGACTGTAGCGGGTACATTTGAAGGCGAATTAGAATACACTACCTCAGGAG